TTGACAATCAGGTGGTTCAGGATCTTTATAACCCTTCATCTTCTTCCATTTATTATGCAATGCACCCATCATCCATGACTGAGAAAGACTCTTAGGACCATTCTCAAGAAGATCTAGTTCATACCTACTAGAGGTATAACCCTTGTACTCTTCTCTCCAATTGGAGTCATCGTAATCAGTGGTCATGAAGTTAAACCTTCCTTCTTTAATTTATCATACTTATAACATCCATCAAAATTAAATTGAATCTTTGGTTCATTATTATAATTGAGCAACAATAATTCTTTTCTTTCTTGTTGATCTCTCATATACTCACCAACAGATCTTAATGTATATGTATGTGCGTATTCAACTGCTTTCCAGTTCTTAAATCTATCCCTTACCAATTGATCTGAGTTATAACTAACCATCATTGGAATATCATGCTCCTCACAATCCTTAGCAAATTTATCATGATCAAATCCCTTATGCATAGACCCTTTCTTTCCATAAAGATTATCCTTTATATCATAAGGAGGATCTAAGTACATAAAAATACCATCATGCATATTATTCTCCATCAAATATTCATATGAATATGCATTTATATGCCAATGAGATATTAAAGAAGAGTACTCCGGTAACTTCTCAATACCTCTCATTGAAAAATTATTATTAGATGCCTGAGCAGAAAAAGATGAACTTTCTGTCAATCCACTAAAAGAACATTTATTAACAATATAAAATGCTACTGCTCTCTCAATATTATCTAAACTTTTATCATTAATAGCTTGCTTTGAATTATTAAAAAGTTCTCTTGCTGAATCTGGTTCTGGATGGGTAGATTTATATTTTCTTATCTTATCTGTTAAATCATCTCCAAATGTTTGTAACTGAACCCAGAAATTAACTAATGGTTCATACAAATCATTAACAGTAATTTTTAAATGAGGAAATTTCTTAGTCACATAAAGAGCAACACTTCCTCCACCAAGAAAAGGCTCCCTAAACTCCACGTAATTACGTAAATCAGGAAAGTATTGATCCATTTTAGTGACAGCTCTAGACTTACCACCAGGATATCTTAAAGGAGTTTTAAGAGATTTCATCTAGACTCTCCAAATTAGCAAGATAGAGTTTAGCATAACACTTTGCCATTAGTTTAGCATCCTCTTCTGTAAGATCATCAACAACCCTACATAATTTTTCATATTCAAAACTTCTTTCTAGACTATGAAGTTCAATCTCATGAAGATAATCCATAACTTTTCCTCTACCTATTCCATATGGATCCATTAAATTCTACTCTCAAAGTCCTCTTTATATCCAGGAGAAACTGCTTTAGGAGGATCTGTAGGATGATACAACCCATCACCATCCCACTCAGGAAGAATCATAGGATGTCTATAACGAGGAACACCAAAATCTATTTGTATAGGAGAATCTAATACACTCTCAAGACTCTCTGCCATTTTACGAAAACCACTTCCAACCAAGACCTGTCCCGCACATACGGCTACTGTACAGGTTCCCCAGAAAATATAATACCATTGGGATTTAACCTGATGTCTTTTCTTTTGTTTTTTTTCTTTAATAGTCATAAAATTACTCATGGTCTTTCAGGGTGAGACAATTTTTCAGTAAGTCTAGCAGAACCATTAACAGTCAAGTGATGGATATTAATGGAATCATTTTCAAATATTTTAACATCAACTACCCCATCTTTACAAGAAACTGTGACAGTTCCATTACAGGACCACTCCTCTGGATCATTATAATACTTATAAACTGGATATGCATCACGACATTTAGTAGATGCAACTACTCTATAAAAGTCCTTTTCTTGCTTTTTCATTGTGTAATTGTCTCTCCAATTCAATTTTAATATGGGTTAAATCATGAGAAAGAAATGCTTCCCATTCATTATCTTTTATGAGATCCTCCAAATGAGCAACATGCTCTAATGCAAATACTAATTTGGTTTGTTTATTCATTTGCATGTGATGTCATATTCTATCACAATTTTCTTAGAAGTTCTACCACTGTGATCTAATGTTGTAGATTGATACCATTCACCTTTAAGTAATCTTGCCATTACATCCCTATCCAATCCACACATATATTCACAATTCTCTACTGATTTCCGAACTGACTCTAAACCATCTGGATATCTCTTAACCTTAAACCCGTGCTTATCTAACTCATGACCTTCTTCATCATCCTTTTTCTCTTTAATATCAGTAATAAATTCACTCATTTTAACACAAAAATGTAATCCTATAACAATAACATACTATCCAATAAGCATAAAGAGCCACTGACATATTAATTGGTTGTTCCATCATCTTTCCTTTCCGGGTGTTTTCTCCAAGGTTGAGGTTCATTTATATCTAGCCATCTTTTAATCCACTTAAATATTTTCTTCATAAGAAATCTTTAACTGTGAATACACTTGTCAATTCTAATCCAACAAGTTTCATAGCCTCTTTTCCTCCCTCTTGACGATCTACTAATGTAATCACACGTTCAACTATAAACCCAGCATCACGCAATCTTTTGGCGGCTTTAATAGAAGAATCTCCACTTGTTACTACATCCTCCAAAACAGTAACTTTAGTTCCTTCTGGTGGCAATAAACCCTCAATCCATGCTTGAGTTCCATGTCCTTTTGCTTCTTTCCGAACTATTAAACCATTAACCATCCTACTATCTAAAGCAGATACTAAAGAAACACCACTAACCAAAGGATCAGCTCCTAAAGTAAGTCCTCCCACTACCTCAGTATCAATTTCCTTCAACATTAATAAACTTGAAAGGGTGAGTCCTCTTCCAGTTAAGGTAACTGGTTTACAATTCACATAATGCTTACTTCTTTTACCAGAAGACAAAGTAAAATTCCCTTCTTTATAAGCATGTTTCTTTAATAATTCTAAAAGTTCTTCTTTCATTCTTTTAATTTATTTAACTTATCCAATAGTATACTTTGTTTAGTGGCATCCGTCATCTGAAGAAGGGTAATCAACACTTCTACTTCATCCTTCTCAAAATAATCCTTTACTATCCAATGACATTCAGGATCACTCCATTTAGTATTAGGTCCCACAGAAGCAACATGTTTATATCTTTCATATGGACTCCTCATTTAAATTCACACTCCACCATCAGTTCAGTTAAGCATGCCAACATATTTATTTCTTGATCGGCAACGAAAGCAATTTGATACTGATACTTAGCAATAATAAGCACAGCAGCAGGAATGCTATGGTTTTGAAGGGCGCTAGAAAGAGCATCGTAAATACGCCTAAGCAGTACGCCAGAATCATTGTCCAAGTTATTGACACACCATTTACGTACTTCTGGAAAGTTCTTTTCCTTGAGGTTTTTAATGAGATCATTTGTCTTTACATCACCAAAAGTTGCCAGTATACCACTATCTATCTTCCCTCCCACAGAATATCTTTGACATTCATTTAAAACTCTTCTCCAATCAGGAAAATGTTTATTAATTAATTCTATCAAGACTTTCTTGTCAGCCTCGCACCTCTCTTGGTCCAAGATAAAGTTAAGTCTGGAGAAGAAAGAAGCCGCAATCTCTTGCTTTTCTTTCCCACGAATGCCAAATTCGACCACAGCACACCGGGAATGCAACGGTTCGATAATTTTATTCTTATAGTTGCAGGTGAATATGAATCTACAGTTATTAGAGAATTCTTCAATGGACGCCCGTAAGAGCAACTGTACATCTGACGTGGTGTTATCTGCTTCGTCGATGATAATGACTTTATGTCTGGCGTTAGAGGAGAGGGAGACGGTTGAGGCAAAGTTTTTTGCATTATTCCGGACCGTTTCCAGAAAGCGTCCCTCATCTGATCCATTGATGACATAAACATCTACCCCCAATTGATGACAAAGCGCCTTTGCAACTGTAGTCTTTCCACACCCAGCAGGTCCAGAAAGAAGAAGATTAGGCACCTCTCCTTTATTTAAGAATTCAAGAAAAGTTTTCTTGATGCCTTGTGGAAGAATACATTCTTCAATTGTTTTGGGTCTATATTTTTCAACCCAAAGAAATTCATCACGACTCATAACGTAATTTCCAATAATAAGGTGATAAGACCTGAGTATTCCAAGATCCAGAAACAGGTTTAATTCCCCGTTCTAAATTTAACTCTTGCAACATGCCCCAAGCATCATGTTTCTCGCTCCATACAAGGACTTCCACAAACTCTTGGCCTTCATTCAATAAACGAACAGCTTCATCTTGAGCTTCAGTCCAGCAATCAAACTTCTTATCTTCTACTTTATAGGTTTTTGGTTCGGGAAACTTCATTCCCCTCCAAAAGTAGAATCAGGTTCTAATGCAATATAATAAGTTAATTCATAATTCTGAGCAGTAAATTTAGATAAAAGTTTAGAAGAAACTACCACATCATATGATCCTGGAATAATCTTCAAATTCTCTTCCTTAAAGTTAAAAATAAACTCCTTATCTGTATCTCCAACTATAATAGAAAAGTCATTAGAAGTACCATTCTTCTTATCACGTGCTACTAACTTTACCACTCCACCTTCACCAATAGCAGAAATATCTGGTAATTGGTAAATAGATGCTGCTTTCTTTAATTTCTCCAATTGCTGACTAGCAAGAACAAAAGATACATCCTCCGAAGGCAAAGTAATCTCTTTCTCTGGAGGAGATACAATCACAGAAGGATCAGCAAAGAAATACTTAGAACGCATCTTTCCTTCCTTAATCACAACATGCTCATCCTTAGCAAAATCCAACTCAGGACTCTGATGTAAAGAAAGACCATTCAAAAATTGATTAAGATCATAGATACCAAAATCTTTTGGTAACTCCTCATCAATAATTGCCTCTGCAAGAATATTCTTCATCACACTCATAGTGCGAAGTTTATTTCCTTGCTTAAATAAAATTGATTGATTAATAGAAGAGAAATTTTTAAGAAGAAGAATTGTTTTATCAGAAAGTTTCATAACCACGGGTCGTAATTTCATCGTTTGTGTTGCCACTGAAGTAATAAAGTAATAAGCAATAATGCATTGCCTTTAATATATCACGTTTTGCCTGACCTTTCTTATCATACCGACTTAGATACTTAATAGCATTAGAACGGCAAAAGGACTCAGCATCACCTACAGAATGGATAAGATCAAGTGTCTGCACATCTGAGTTATCATTTGTATAATGTCCCTGGTAGGTGGAAGCGACATAATCCTTCAAATCTTTAATACCTTTATCTTCTTGGTATTTTTGAGAAGATGACCCTTTTAAATCTGGTTTTGGTTTTGTATTAAACTCCAGACTATCTACACTTCCTGCAGTGGGATAAGGATCAACTCCCTCCGCATAATACTTATTATCATTCCATGCCGTTCCAGCAGTACTAATATTAAAACTGATATGATCTTCTCCCATTCCTCCAGGAAGTCTAGTTGGTCCAAGATCTAAAGTATCAGTTCCTCCTCCAAAAGTAACAGGAGGTTTGGAATCCCTCCTATAGTATGGATTTCCTGTCAGACTGAAACCATCATCATTCCAAAAACTTTGGTCAATAGGTACGCTATCTGCAGCGTAAATACCATCACCACTAAAAGTAATAGTGTCATCTCCACCTAAAGTTGTCACTTCGTGTTCATCCTCTCTTTTTTTCATAATAGGATACTCCTCATCCATGTTGCCATAAAGTTCTTCATAAGCCAACCACCATGCCATTATATCATCCCTCCTCTTGTGGGTCAATGGGAAGTTGAACAGTAGCATCTACCTTGTCATAAAGTTCAAGGAATGCTTGTTTAGTCTCATCATCAAATCTGTTTACACACACTTGAATTGCTTTCATCTTATCGCCAAATATGGAATAAGCACGTAGAATGTGAACAAGACGACGAGTGCTAATAATCTCATCGATACCTCCATCATAGAATGTTTTACGGATAATGTCACCCCAATCTACCAATCTCTTACAAAAATCTTTATCATCTATCTTTAAAGAAGAAGCGACTTTTCCTAAAATCTTAGTCTCTACTGAAGGTGCTGGATAATCCTGATCAAAGGTAACAGGGAATCTCTCCAGGAATGCCTCATTAAGTATATTAGTACCAATAAATCTACCATCCTCCGAACCTTTACCCTTAGTATTTGCAGTAGCAAGCACATTAAATCCTTTAGAAGGTTGAACAAACTTACCAATCTTCTTGAGGAAAACTCCTTTACCTTCCAGAATAGACTGTAAACATAAAATCTTATTAGATGCTAAATCTATCTCATCTAAAAGGAGGATAGCTCCCCTTTCCAGTGCTTCGATAACTGGTCCATTATGCCATACAGTGTTACCGTCAACAAGGCGAAAACCACCAATAAGGTCATCTTCGTCGGTTTCGATTGTGATGTTGACACGGATCAACTCCCTTTTGAGTTGAGCACAGGCTTGTTCCACACTAAACGTTTTACCATTGCCTGAAAGGCCAGTAATGAATGTAGGATAGAACAAATCGGCTTGGATAATGGTCTTAATATCATTAAAAGGACCAAAGTTGATGAAGGTATCATCTTTTTGAGGAATAAGATTTTGCTCTATATTAGGAACAACTGCAGGAGCATTATAAGTTTTCTCAAGTTTCTCAGTAAAGGTCAAATTCCACTTACCACGACCAACTTTATACTGTTCTATCTTCTTAGTAATTGTTTGATAATTACCAGCGTTCATGGAACACCAAGCACGGATATCAGCAGCAACCACTTCACTACCATAAAGATCAGTAAGAGAGGAAACTATATCCTCAGTACTCATTGCCATGTGTGTTTTTCAATTAAAAATATTCTAATCTATATAATCCCAATAAACCCAATAAAAGGACACTTTATAAAGTGTCTTTAGGCTACCAGATCAATAAATTCTCCTAATATTTTTTTATTTAGTTTTTTATTCTTTAAAGATTTAATAAAAGCATTTTTAATCCTAGATTTAGATGCATCCTCCTCTACTTCAAATGATTCATCATTAAAAAGAGAAGAAGAAAGAATACCAAAATAAGAATGATATCCTCCATCAGTAGTAATATAACACTTATCTTTCCTCGCCTGTCTCATTACCCTATCCTCAATATGAGAGTCATATCTTCTTACAAACTTTCCAAACTCTCCACTAGAAAGTAATCTAATACCAATAAAATTAGTATCAGGAAAAGTTTCCTTCAAATCCTCCAAAAGAACCTCAGTAAATTGCCAGTATTGATATTGAAATTGATAGGTATAACCTGTTTTACGATTACGAAGATAAGTATGAAGGGGACGAATATTTCTACACCCCATAAAAGGTTCATCTTCCCAATGACGTTTTACTATCTTATTATAAGGTAATGGATTTGATTCGCCATCAGTTAAAATAACACACTGAACTTTCTGAACTCTATTTTCCTTTTTAAATTTAGGAATAATTTGATGTAAGGTAATTAAAGATTCATGTAAAGGAGTTCCAGAAATCATAAACTGTCCAGGAATACTATAAGCAGAAGGAAAACTATGTTGCATCCAACTTACTACTCTCCAAAAAGATTTCATTTGCCTTTCTAATACACTTCTACTAACTTGACTAGTAAAAATATTCATCAATGAAAAATCACTATTAACATATAATTTACCCTCCTCCTTCTTCATTCTAGGAAGAATTTCATCTTGATGTTTCCAGTGATTATAATTATCAGTAAAGGCATAAACATCAAAAGGAATTTGAACTTTACTACAAAACCATACAAGATTATACAATTGCTTCATAGTATCTTCTAAAACCCTAGACATAGAACCAGACCAATCCAAAATAAAAATTAATCCATGATTCTTACCATCAGATAAAGTAGTTACTTTCTTAAAAAGATCCTCATTAAACTTATAAGTATGAAGTTTAGAACAATCTAATATCCCTGTTCTAGCAGTATTAGAACGAGCATATGCATCTGCTGCTTTTTTAGATTCAAATTCCTTTACAAGATAATTAACTTCTTTCTGTGCAGAATTTTTAAATTGTTCATATTGATTATCAGGAATACTAAAATCTGCTATAGGGGAATCAGTATAGTGAGTAAGTTGATCTGACCAATTATCCTCCAATGCAGAATGAATCTCCAAATTAGATGCAATTGCAATGTCAAGATCTATCTTAGGAATTTCAACATATAAACTTTCTAAATTATTAGTAAAATCATTTAACTGCTGTGCTCCTTGCTCAAAAGCAGTATCAGTAAGAACTTCCAATTCACTACTAGAACTACCTTGGTCGGGTTCTACTTCTTTTTCTTGGGACCCATCATCAAAAAATTCATCCTCAAAAATTTCATCACCTTGATCTGGTGGAGGAGAAATATCTTTATTTTCTGTAGAAATGGTATTGGGTTCTTCTATTTGCTTCTTACAAAATTTATAAAGAAGTTCCGCTGCAAATAAAACATCTTCAAAAGTCTCACAACTATCAACTATACGGACAATCGGTTCTTCAATAGTTGAAAAAGCCACATCAACGAACGAACCCACCTTAGCGTGTATGTTAATCCTATCAGCAAGATTAAAAGTAGTAAGATCTTCACCATCTATCTCAAAAAAATCTTCATCATGTAAAGCATTATATCCAACATAAAAGGTTTTGGCAATACCAGGATATTTCCTCTTCATCAACTTCTCAATACGAATATCCTCACACACGTTTACAAACTGTCTAGGAATCTCAAAATCCCATCTATTGGGGGTAAAAATCGCATGTCCAACCTCATGACCAACTAACATATCATAGACTACACTCGATGCCTTTTTCCACAAAGGCAAAGTCAACACCCTAGTTTCTACATTAAATTGAGCAGTATCTACATGCTGATGTTCTACCACCAAATCCTCAGTAGCAAGAAGCTTAGCAAGATGGGACTTG